AACAAGTGGTATCAGTAAGATCGCTTTTGACGATGGAGCAACTGCTGATGGCCGTGGTAGATTATGGTATAGCCACTCAACGGATGCTTTCACGGTTTATACCGCCGGGGTGTTAGCGTTAACGATTTCGTCGGCCCAAGTCATTACATTCACGGCGGGTGTTACCGGCATAACAACTTTGCATACAACTGGGGTTATCGATACGGATGACACAACTGATTCTACATCAGGGACGACTGGATCCATTCAAACTGATGGTGGCATCGGTTGCGTTAAAAATATAGTCATCTCAACTGGGGATTTAATAATAACGACCGCCACAACACCAGCGACGGCTGGGGCGACTGGGCAGGTNGGGACGGTCGCTTGGGACGTTGATTATATTTATATCTGCACGGCTACTAATGCGTGGGAGAGGGTGGCTATAGCAACATGGTAAATAAGAGGGTGATAACATGATTTTTTCTATTAAAGACAGGTTATTGATTGGTAATTTTTTTCCAAAAAATGGTAACTTACTTGAACGAATATCGCTGGGCGTATAACATGGGAATGGGATACAACTACGAGCAGTCGTGATTTTTGGGTCATCGGTCAAACCCATTCTTACGAAAATGCTTATACAGACTTAATATTGAGAGAAATATAACAAGGGAGGGATGAAATGGTTTTTCAGAATTTAAATAATTTCACTAAGGTTTACAATAATGTTTTGCAAGAGAATTTCGATACCATGCTGGCTGGGACGAAGACGTTTACGGTGCTGTCAACCATTTCTTTATCAGCTGTTTCGGCTTCGATAGGGTCTCTAGTAGTCGGTAGTCTTTCTGCATTAAAACCGATTAGCGGGATAAATGGGGCGACGAGTTCAGCTGTCCATATTTTTACGGGTGTTGACAACCAAATAGCGATCGCCGATTCAGTTAGCACTGGGTTAGAAATTGGTTACAGTGGTGTGGCATCCACTATTTTAGGCTACCGCAGAGGAGCAGCTACATATACAAGTGTAAATTATAATGGTCTTTATCACTCTTTTCAGATAGGTGGCTCAGTAACCGCTATGATGAGCGGGACAGGGATGGTCGTAAATGGTGTTGGTGGTATAGGGGCTACTACGGCTTCATTTACAACAATGAACACGGCAAGTTTAGGAGCCACTACAGCTTCGATTGGTACATTGAATTTACTATCCTTATCAGCTGTTTCAGCTTCGATTGGAGCGTTATTTGTAGGATTAACAATCACGGCTTCAAATCAATTATTAATTACACACACAAATTTGAACGAACCTATTGATTTATATAGAAACAGCGGGGCTGTCAATGATTTAAACGGTATTAATTTTTCATTTCGTAATGCCGACAGCGCGAAAACGACTTATGCAGGGGTTTACTCTCAACTTGTTAGTAATACTACACTGTCTGAAAGCGGAAGATTATTATTTTTTACACGAAACGCAGGGACCAATGCAGAGCGAGCACAAATAACACACGATGGTAAATTTGGAGCTTCTGCAGCCACTTTTACTACGCTAAATACTGCTAGCCTTGGGTCTGCTACTGCATCAATCGGTTCGTTAGCTATTGGAAATGCTGTTTCTGTTACGGCTAATATAGCTAATACTCATCGTGCCACAATCTCAATTGGTGGGTCAACTTATTTTATCTTACTAACCAATGTTGCCTAAACTATTCTTTTTATCTTTTCTAGCGGTTTCCTATACTATGTATACCTCTTTCCATACATCTTTAGGAGTTATCTCTATTCTCCCTTGGCCATCAGCTGTGGCCCCATCATCGAAACCAAGCTTACTTACAACTGATGCATTTACAATATATACAAGTAACGCGTTAGCTTTAACTATCGGATCTAACCAATCTGTCACTTTTGTCGGGGCAGTTTCTGGGATAACCTCCCTGATTGTAGATGATATTACAATCGATGGAAACGACATTACAAGTTCTGGTACTTTGTCATTAGAAGGAACAATATCGATTATTGGTGGGGCGATTAGTGGTGTTACTACGTTGTCAATGTCTGGGACTTTAACTTCCACAGGATCGTTAATTGACATGACAAAAAACTCTGCCGGGTCAGTTAACACGATACAAGTTTATAATTCGAACAACGCCAATGCGACATCTCATGCCAGGCTCCAAGCGGTTGTCGGCGGGGCATCTGGTGGTGATCCAAATATAAAATTTACGGTGTCTGCCGCTACAGATTGGTCGATTGGTATTGACAATAGTGATAGTGACTCTTTAAAAATAGATACATCTGACACGCCAGGTGGATCAACTAAAATAACTATAAATACGACAGGAGATACATCTTTCGCCAGTGCCACGGATTCAACTTCAGGCACGACAGGCAGTATAAATACTGCTGGTGGGATTGGGGTTGTAAAAAATATAGTCATCTCAACTGGGGATTTAATAATAACGACCGCCACAACACCAGCGACGGCTGGGGCGACTGGGCAGGTTGGAACTATTGCTTGGGACGTTGATTATATTTATATTTGTACAGCGACAAATGCGTGGGAAAGAGTGGCGATAGCAACATGGTAAATAAGAGGGTGATAACATGATTTTTTCTATTAAAGACAGGTTATTGATTGGTAATTTTTTTCCAAAAAATGGTAACTTACTTGAAATGACGGTTGTTAATGAGTTGAAAGAAAAATTTAAAATAACAAGCGATGAACTTATTACTATTGGCTTTAAACAAGAAGGTAACCAAATGAAATGGGACGAAAAAAAAGAGCAGGAATTAATTATTGAATTGAGACCTGTAGAATTAGAATTGCTAAAAAAAGAACTAAAAATAATGGATTCCGCCAACCAGATCTCTTTGGAATCAATAGATTTAGCCATAAAGATAAATGAAGCATAAAATCTGTTTGTTTAAACCAATCTTATTATGTTGCTTTTCTTTTTCATTCGCAATGTACACCTCTTTCCATACATCTTTAGGAGTTATCTCTTACCAACTAGCCCCTGAACCTTTCAAAGCAACTATCGCTATTCTAAGCCACCCTGTAGGTGATCTGTTGGGCGAGGCTTACATGGGTGGTGATTGGTGGGTAAAGGAGATAGGGATTACGGCCCTGCAATTAGAGATCGGTCGAGAGACAGGGAAGCTGAAAGAAGTCCGAAACGGGATGCTATACGGCAACTTATTTGACGGGCTTGATAAGTGGCTATTCGGTGGTTCTGCGTCAAGCATCTTAGCGGCTCTCCCGTTCGCTGATTATCTCAGCCCCCTAATGTTCAACTTGGCTGGTCAGGAGATCATCCATAATTTCTTCCATGTCCCAGTCTTAATTCAATTAACAGCTGAAGAAACCTTTATGGTTAACATCTTATCTGTTTTTGTTATGCGGGAATTTTTATGAAATTAACCCCTAATTTTTCCTTAGAAGAATTCAAGGTTTCAGATAAATACGCTGAAATAGCTGGTCGTATGGTGTTTGCTCTATTCGAGCAAGACCGAATCAAACTTCTCTGTGAATCGATTCTGGAACCTATTAGAGCGAAATGGGGACTTGTTCAAATCCTTTCTGGGAAACGTAGCGACGAATTAAATGCTATGGTGGCAGGGTCAAAGGACAGCGATCATCTCAAATGCATCGCCGCTGATTTTACTTGCCCAGCTTACCCTAAGCACGAACCAATATTTAACTGGATACGATCAGAAAATCTCCCCTATCGCCAAGTCATCTTTTACCCAGAACAACGATTTATCCATGTTTCAATCAATATCCCCGGTCATCAATATAAACATGAGGCGTTAAAGAAGCAAGACGGCGTTTATGAGGTGATACATGGTTGACACATGGGAATCTGAAGGGAAATGGATTGTAGAGGAGCTGAAGGGGCTTAGAGTAGATAATAAGAGTATCTTAGATGAAATTAAGTCGATTAATCATAATGTGGGTGATAGTTTCAAAAATATCAGTCGTGTAGAATCGAAGATGGAAGTTGAGATTGCAAAGATAAAGACAATGGGTGTGATTATTGTGTTCATTTGGTCTACTATTTTGATGCCATTAGTGTTGAGAGTCTTTTTTTAAAAAAGGAGGGAAGAATGGATGTAATCTTTGAAGCAATCGTTGGGTTTGTGGCAGGGACAATAGCGGGGCCGTTTATTGTTCATTACAGTAAAAAGATCTACGGCTGGTGTTGGGATACCTTAATGGGCACGATAGATCGTTACATCACCGATCCAGAATTAAAGTCTATGGTTCTAGCTGAGATTATGAAAGCTGAGAAGGCGTTGAAATCTAACGAAGGTAAGCGTAAGCTGGATATGGTGGTTCGGGCTGTTGCTATCGCAATCCCTGGAAAGTTCGATGATGTGTTGTTAACCCAAATAGTTCAAGGGATATATAATAAAGAAGTCAAACTCAAGTAGTCAGCGGTTACCGATCCAGGCTTCACATAGGTCATATATAGTTGATTCATTTAATTTTACCAAAGAAGCGTTTTTACGCATCAATTGTCTGATAATAATCAACTTATAATAATAGGATATCGGTTGATCTGGTTTATTGCGCCAAAGGCCATCCATATTTGAAGCTACAATCGCTTCTAATATTAACTTATCTCTGATAGGTCCAGCAGGAGTGCTGTATTCCCGGTTCTTGTTTTTGTCGGATTCTTTTCTAAAAACAAACCGTTCAACATAGGTAGATTTACTCTTTTTTTTACCAACACGTTTAAACTTAGGATATTCCGTCATCTCTTCGACAATTTCCCCAGTTAAACTATCAACTACTTTATATCGTTTATCCATTGTTAACTCAAATTCATTAACCAAATACATTAACTCAATACATTGAAGCTTTACTCAATAGCTTTACAAATAATCTTAAAACACCCCCTACCCCAGGTTATCCTGAGTTTTGGAGTGAACGGCCCATGCGTTGTTTCTGTTCCCTTTTTCGCATCCACAGAGGGCTCTAAATCACCCCGAATCTGGGCCTAAGGAACCTTGCCAACATTTGGACCGAACTTATGGCTTTATCACAGCCTTTCGATCCCGAGTATCCCGCGGCTTGTTGCAGGCGACGGGGTTTGGCAAGCTAGTTTAACGTGATTGCACACTATGCCTCTTTTTTTGTTAGGAGGAAGCATAACTATCCAGAACTAATTTAATAAATCAAACAATAATATTGTAATCATAACAATATTATAAGTCCATTATCTTTGTTAATTAATTTGACATATCTGAAATAATGCTATAAAACAAATAAAGTGGTTCTACAAAGTCCGATTACTGTTATCATCCTTGTCTTTTCTTTTTATGCTTTTTCCACTATTTACGTTCTAGCTTCGCTATGGTTTGAGAATAAACGACAGGACGAGGATCATCTACGGCAGGAAGCTAAGTTAAATAAGATTTCAGCGACAGATGAGCGTCAGGATTCTGAATCAAAATTATTCAATCAGCAACTTGAAGAAAATGAAATCGTTGATAATGACCAAGAAAAACAAATAAAAAAATTATTAGCAGATAATGAAAAACAACAATCTCAAATAGATTTATTATTGAGTTTAATAAAAAATGAACAAAAAAGAAAAAACAACGCTTGAAATATTGGTTGAAGTCGGATCTGTCACCAATACTATTTTAATCATAGTTATTGTTTTGCAAGTAGTTTCAATCCTATTCATTTGGTTTAAATGAACGACGCTTATTTAGCTTATTGCAACGGCGACTATAGCCAAACTATTCAGCTGTTATTGCAATCACCACCCCCAACTCCATCCCCCCAATGGGATATGTTACTAGCTAATACTTATTTAAAGATGAATCATACGGAAGCGGCTATAGAACGATTGCGCGGGATGTTACTAACCGCTATCTATGATGCGTCTAGTCAGGAGATAGGTAAAGAATACCAGCAAGTGTTGTCCGGTTTAGATACCCTAGCTAGACTTTCTATGATTGATGCCCAATTCACAAAGCTTGCCCTTAGTGGTCAGCGGTTTGCTAGTCGAATCCAGGTTAAGGTAGAAAAAGAGGATGTCCTTGTTTTCCCGGCACTATGGCCAGTCGCTTTTGGGGACATCATTGTTTTTTTACAGTTGATTAAAAAATATGAAGAGGATTCCGGTAAGAAAGCGATCGTCATTATGCCACTTAATCGGCCCGAACTAAAATCATTAGCGGATCTATCGGGATTTATCGTTTTTGATGTCACTAGATTACCTGAAGAATCAAACCGTTTAAAAACAATTCGGCTGATCGATCCTGAGTTAAAGGTATTTAATCTAGCGATTCAGGAGTGTATGATTCGTGAGATTTTGGAAATGCTTTCCAAACAAGTTAACTCTATGACTATCATCAAATTACGTTATCTGCCTATCTTACGCGGGGTTTCTGTAACGGTTGGTAGTCGCCTTTGGGAAACCCGTGCCAAGTTGTGGCTGGCGGGGGAAGAGTTGCCAAAACTAGTGGCGCAAAAAGAAAAGAAGAAAAAAAAGATCACCCTGCATTTTAGAGAAGCGGATTACGCAGATCCATCACGAGATATTAACCCGAATTATCAACTTGATTTAGTTAAATCAATTAAAGATAAATACCCTGAGTACGAACTGGTTAAATTGGGTGACAAGAACATGACCACCATCCCCGGTACAACAGCCGCTCATAACCAAGACCTTAACCTGACTGAACAGATAAAGCATATCCAGGAATCCAGGCTCTTTATCGGCTCGCATTCCGCCGTTAAGGACTTGGCGGCCGCTTGCTCTGATACCCCTATCATAGTCCTCCAGCAAGCCCTCCAAGAAACAGCGACCCATAACGATCAGAGCATCGCCGCGCTGAGTTATCAGTGTTTGTCCAAACAATTAGTTAAAACGTTCTTTGTGAGGCAGTTTGATGCCTTAAACCAGCCGTTGTTGCCAACCCAAATGAATACAAAAAGGGTACGTTTTGAACCGGAACCAATAGAAAACGTAATGGAGGCTATGGGGAGTGTCTTGGGATAATGTTAATTCCTAACTATAATGATGCCGCTTGCTTGATTGATCGGCTTACAGTGGAGGGGGTGAAGTCGGCTCAGTTCGCTTTCGCCGAGGAAACCACTAAAGTGTCGTTCCAACAAAAGTTTTATCGTCAAGTGTTAGCCTCTAAATTGGAAGAAAAAATAAAGGAGTGGAAGAGTGGTTACAGGCCCTCCCTTGAGTACCGCACGTTTAGGTGACGTGATCTTCGATCTAGCCGAAGCTAACGCCTTGGTGGGGTTATGGGATAACCTACGGCACGATCTTTGTAAAAAACCTTATCATGAACTTACGGAAAAAGAAAAAAATAAACTATATGAATCAGAAAAGAATAGCCGGTTTAATGTTGAGAAAAGAGCGAGATGCCGTTCTGAAATCAATCAACTTTTGGAGAAACTTTTTGGGTAAACGAGGGAGGCCAAAATTACCAGATGATAGGCATGTCCCGAAGATCATTTTATTTTCAAAGGCTGAGTTTGATTATATTAAAAAAGCCGCCAGTAATCACGGGTTCGTCAGTTTATCCGCTTATATTAGGGATGTGCTGATGGGTCGGATACGGATATGAACGCTGGTATAGTTATCCAATGTCGTTACGACTCAGCCCGCCTCCCTGGCAAGATACTTAAATACATTGATAAATACAATAAAAAGACCTGTTTAGAATATCTCATTGAGCGTTGTGGCGCAACAAAATACAACGTCATAATCGCCACGTCAGACAGAACCGTGGATGATCCTATAAGCGATGAGGTCGAAAAATTAAAAAGTAAGTATAAATGGCTTATTGGTTGTTACCGGGGCGAGTACCGCAACGTCGCCAAAAGGCTTTACATGGCTTCAGCAAAATATGATTGGGATACTATCATCAGGGTGACTGGTGATGATGTCTTTGTTGATCCTGATTTGATTAATTCTTTAGCCAAAGAAAAAGACTGTGATTATGCTTATTACCCGAATTTAATCCGAGGTGTTGACAGCGATTTAATCCGAGTCTCAGCTTTGGAAAGACTCATTCTCGAATACCCATCAGCAAACGAGCACTTGGACCATTTTTTTAGAGGCGGGGACTATAAAGTAAAAGGGGTAGAAACTCTTGGTAGTTTTCAGAAAAATATATCGTTATCCATAGATTATCCCATGGATTTAAAACTATGTCGGATTATTTTTGAAAATTTATATAATTACAATCCAGTGTTCAATACTTTTGATATACTTTTGTTTTTAACTAGAAATAACGGTCTTTTGGATTTGAATCGAAAACCACGGGTGGGGGTCTATTTGGTATATAAGGATTACCCCTATTTTATAAAAGACAGCCTGCTCTCTCTCCAAGCTCAGACGGTTCAAACGGAGGTTGTTATATTGGATTATGGTTCGACTCTGGAAAATTATGGTTTACTCTGTTCACTGGCTGATAATTTTTCTGTAGTGAGAAAAGAATTGCCATCGTTTTTAGCTGCGGTTGAAGAGGCCCAGACCATGATCCATGGGGATTATGTCTTGCGCCTCGACGCTGATGATGTGCTGCGGCCAAGGCTTATTGAATTTATGGTTAAATATTTAGACGCAAACCCTCAATATTCGGCCGTAAGGTCGGGTTATTTTGTTAACGGGTCTACCGTTTTGGCTAAAAACAATAATCTTTCTTGTCAAATGCTGGTTCGTCGTAAAGTCCTTGATTTTTTACGCTATTATGACGGCCAAAGTTATCGGGATGGAGTGACGTTCGAGGAAACTTGCAAGAAATATGGTTTTAAAATTGGTGAAACGAATGAGATCCTTTTTCATCACAGAATACACGAAGGGAGCCTAACGCATGACAAACCTGATCTTGCTGAAACGGACGCCAGCATCCGCTCATTTGTATCTAACTCATGAAAGCTACTTTGCGCTTGCCGCTAGAAATTCAATCAAAACGAACCAGCAACTTCTACTGGATTTTGAGGATGTGTTTACGGCTTTTGACGACTGGAAACCACAAAATGAGATTGAGAAAGAGGATATGATTACGGTTTGTGCGTCGTATGTGAATGAAGTCAGAGTCCGGATTTGGGACAGCCCAAACTTCCAAAACGTAGTTGAGTTAGCTGATTTATTGAAAAAGAAACTTAAAACAGTTCAGGCGATGTATGCCGTAACCAGCTTATTACGGCTGTTTGTTATCGCTCTAAAAGAAATAGAGAAGAGAGGAGCAACCCGGAAATGGCTCAAGCATTATCTGTAATTGACTCTTTGTCGGTTTTCCAAGTCCTTGTTCCCGTGATTGTTTTTATGGTTATATTCGCTATTGCGATCCATAAAATAAAATGAATCTCGGATACCAGTTAGACGCCGACGACCCTGACTTTGAGCGGTTAATCCACCTCATGGTTGGGCTGGGTTATGATTGTGTGGAGGTCTCAACTTCCAATCCAGTAAATTCTTTTAGCCATATCTGTCATGCGTCTGACATCATTAAAATAGCGGCACTTGGAACAGGGAGTTATTTTAGAAAACATGGCGATCATGATTTTTATAACAAGATGCTTCCCAAATATATCACGATTTGCGATTTTGTGGACTGCCCGCTTATTTTCGGGGAAGCTTTAAGATTCCCGCTGATACTCAAACAACCAAAAGGAATTGATGTTTATTTAGAGTCTGGAATCGTTGAGAATTTTGAGAAAATAAAATCTGAATATATCTGGGCAAAAACACTATATGATACTTTTCATCAAAAAGGTGTAATCCCTGCTGACGCCGAGTATGTTCAGATTTCGTCTTCAAAACGTGGCTTACCCTATAGTGAGCATCACGATTTTATTAAATCATACGAAGGGATTTTGGTTGGTGAAATATTCAATGAGCCAAATTTATCAGAAATGGAAAAAATTATTGAATTCAAAAAGATTGTGGATAATGCTAAAAAATAACATCGAGATCAAAAATATCTCTAACCCAGGTCTAAAAATAAAGCCCAGGCGTTTGCTCAGCTCGACACATGAGATGGTTATCGTGCCGGTTCGTGGCAAAACAGAAGTCAAAACCGCCTCGGGTTTGCTGTTTATGTTGCGGCGGAATATATTAACAGAGGGGTCTGACGCTCTTTTCTTACCTATTTCGACTGATTTTGTTTTAAACATTTATCCCTTAGCGGAAGTAGCTATCGTTTTTGGTCGGACAGATAAAAAAAGCGAGATAAAGGTTATAAAACTATCTGAATCAACTTCTGTTGGAAAAGGTAATTATAGTCGCTCGGTGCGAATGATCTGCGGATCGGATGGACCAACAGATAGGCTGATTGTGGGTGAAACCATGAGCCCAGCAGGTAACTGGTCAAGCTGGCCCCCTCACCGTCATGACAATGAGACGGTGGACGAATCAGACCATGAAGAAGTGTACCTGTTTTACACCAAAAGCTGGGGGTTGATGCGTATCTACGACGGCAACGCTCAGCGTTTTGAGGCGGTTTATGACGGCAAGAAAGTGCGGATTGAGAAGGGCTACCACCCCGTTGTTGCCTCGCCTTTTTCTGATCTTTATTATTTATTTGCTCTGTATGGTAATCATAAAAATCTCAAACAGAAATTTTCTGAGATATGAAAGAAATCACTAAAAAAGATCTAGCCGAGAATTTAAAACGTTGTGTAGCCTACGACGGGAGTTGGTTTGATCGTTCCAAACCCTGGATCGCCGCCGGCCCCTGCGTGGTTGAATCCGAGGAAATGATTGATAAGATAGGGAAAGCGGTCATAACGCTTGGAGCTACTGCTGTTCGTGGGGGATGTTTCAAGCCGTTAACCTTCCCAGATAAAAATATGACCAGGGCTGTGATTATCAACCGATTAAATTGGCTTAGAAAGCTAGCTTTTCCTGTTGTCACAGAAATCGGTCAATCGGTTGATATTAAGTTAATGGACAGGGTTGCGGTAGTCCAGATCGGCTATCGGCATATGTTCAACACTGATTTTATAGCGACGAATTTCCGTGAAAAAACTATACTAATTAAACGCCATCCTGGGGCTTCGCTGCGAGATCTGGCTGGCGTCTGCGAACATTATCTTTCGAAATGGGTTAGAAAGATCATGGTCTGCGAGCGTGGCATCGTCGCCCCACACACCCATAACCCTAATGCTAGAGCGTTACCGGATATAACCGCTATCGCTTATTGGAAACGCTGGTTCCCACAGATCCCAATCATCTTTGATCCCTCGCATTCCACATTTAATCGAGACATTGTTATTGATATGGCCTTGGCCGCTATCGCCGCTGGTGCCGATGGGTTACTTGTTGATGTTCACCACCGGCGTACAGAGCCAGAAGTTGACCCGTTAAACGCTCTGGATTATTTTGAGTTTGAGTTATTGATGCAAAAAATTAATAAACTTTGGTCGGCGATACGATGATTAAGGTGTTGGTTTATCTGCTTGTTTTGATTGTTTTTTTGGTGGGGGTTAAACTAAGCGAGGAATCTGACGGCGTACAAAACGCCTTTGTAATACTGGCCCTATTATGGCTTATTGCCGGGCTTTTAAAAGTCTTGAGCTGGATTGTATTTTGAGCGAATTCGCTTATAAGTACAAGTATGCCGTGATTATCCTAGCCCGAGGCGGGAGCAAGGAACTCCCACGTAAAAACCTGGCTCTTTTAGCTGGCAAACCGTTGTTGCAATGGGCTATTGATGACGCCAAGATGGCTGGTTTGAAAAAGATTTATGTGTCTACAGATGACGACGAGATCGCTTCTTTCGCAAAGTCTTGCGGGAGCAAGGTGATTAGAAGGCTCCCTCGCGAGGCTAATGATACTGCCACGACAGAGGATAGTATAAGGGTCACGGTTGATAGAATTGAGGGGATTAAAGGCTCACCGGATTACAAGTGGGATGAAATTGTGGAAGAGTTCACCATTGAAAATGAGTTATTGACTAATGAACTCATGACTTCGCCATATGATGGTTACGTATTTTTGCAATGCACGGACCTTTTCCGAACCGAACAGATCATTGAGAGATGTATTCAGCATTTTGAATTAGACCCATACGTTGATTCCGTATTCGCGGTTAAACCGGTGTTCAAAAACTATTGGAGAGCCAAGGAGGAAGGTGCAATAAGTTCTCACAAGAGGCTTGCGTCAGACATCCCTTATGGGCCCAGGCAAACCAGAGAACCTCTTTTTGAAGAATATACTGGTTTGTGTCTAGTTAGTAAGCCTTGGGTGTTTAAGCAAAGGCAACGGGTTGGGCACACTGTTGGGGTGGAGGTGGTTAAAAATAAATGTTTTGACATCCATAATCAGGATGACCTGGAAGAAGCGGAGAGGTGGTGGAGTAAAAATGGCAATTGACATGACTCCAGATGAGTTGTTTTATTTCAATGATATATTGCAAAAGGGGATATATTTAAAAGAGAATGAAAAAAAATTATATCCGATTGAATTTCACCAATATATTGGCGGCTGGAATATTTACCAGCATCCTTTGCAGTTTGCGAAATTTTGCTCGTTTATGTCTGAGATTTTCATTAAATCATATGTTGAAATTGGTATCAAAATGGCCGGGACATTTCGTTATATATCACAAGTGTTAAGAAGCAGAAATAACCAAAATTTAAAATGTTTTGGTATCGATATAAATATTCCTTTTTCTATAAGAGAGATTTTTGCAAACACCAATTCAAAATTAATTGAGCTTGATAGTCGCAAAGCTGGCGGATGCGTACCAGAAAATATTGGACTGGTCTTTATCGATGGGTCGCATACTTATGAGTCCGTAAAATCAGATTGGGATATTTATGGCAAACGCTCTGAATGGGCTGCTTTCCATGATATAGTTAACCCTATGACACCAGGAGTGGTCCAATTCTGGAACGAAATAAAACAGGATTATCTCTTTACTGAATTTATTGAGCAGTTCCCAGAGCATGAGCCCACGATGGGGATAGGGTTGTTGAAAATTGCTTGAAGTTATTGAGAAGATAAAACAGGGTCAGATGTTCGCCAAGAACGACCGTTGGGGTATGCTGGAATTTGCCTTGTCGCTGGTTAAAATTCCAGGGAATTATATCGAGCTGGGAGTGTATAAAGGCGAGAGCCTAACCTGGATTGCTGAACGGATATTCCCTAATTTGGTTTGGGGGTTTGATTGGTATAAGGGTTTGCCTGAAGATTTGAAAGATAGTTGTCCCCAAGGGATGTTTTCACTTAACTACATCCCCAGTTTTCGGGCCCACAATATCCGTACCATTTCTGGTCCGATTGAGAAGACGACTCGTGAAATCTCTTTCCTCGATCCGATAATCTTTATCCACGTCGACTGTGACCTGTATAGCCCAACCAAAGCGGCTCTGGAACAACTTGAGTTAGGCAAAGGTGTTGTGATTATGTTTGACGAGCTGTACGGCTCAGAAGCCTACGATAAAAACGAGCTAAAAGCTTTGTCTGAATTTGATAAAGAATGGGAGCCAATGGCTTACTCAGACTCAAAAGCCGTGATTCGGTTAACATGATTCATCCTTCAGTTAAACCTCTAAAAGATTCCATTGAATCGATGCTGGTTTGGCGCAAAGAACGCATTCCTACGGTTTGTATTTGTGGTTGCGCTAGATGGGAGATCCTGGATCACATCCGACGGCCCTTGGTTGACTGCCATCTGGTCATCTGCCCAGACTGCGGGTTTGTTACCTATAGCCCACAGTTCCCTGATCTAGCAAGCTGGTATCGTGACCAAGTGCGTAGCCAATCGATTCATTTTCTGGAGACAAAAACCAATAAAGAATATAAACACGAGCGATTGTTGTTTAAGTGGCTCAAAGAGCTTGGCGTAAAGCCATTAGAGGTTTTGGATATTGGTTGCTCGGACGGTTATCTGCTAAAGATGATCCGGGAAAGATACAAAAGTCAGGTGACTGGAATTGAGGTTAATCCAGGGCATCGCAATTGGGGGAAGTATATGGATTGCTTAAACATCGTCCCAGACTTGAAGGAGCAGAAAGTCTTTGATTTGATCTGTTGCTACCATGTGTTTGAACACGTCCAGAGTCCGCTTGATTTTTTGATGTGGATTACCAGATCGCTGACCGATGGTGGTTATCTGTATCTGGCTCTTCCTACCCTTAATCGAGTGCTGGATAACCCGGTTATTGAAGTGTTTTTCAAAGATGAACATATCAATTGGTTTACAGACGATTATCTAGTCGCATTACTGACATCTGTAGGCTTCAAGGTTGAGTTTATTGATAAGAAGCTATACGGCACAGCCATGTTGATTAAAAAAGTGAACTGTGAAGGCGTAAGGCCCAAACTGTACACCCAGAACAGAGAGTTAATCGAGCGGCTAGGGCAAGCTTATGCGGTGAAGCGTCAAGCGGATTCGGTAGGAAATGACCGGGATAAGGTAAGGCAAATGTTGCAAGGGTCTTATAATTTATTCCCGAGGTTCCCGCATCTCATTATTCAGTATGCGGAAACGCTGGATTCGGTTGATAAAGAAGATTTGTTAATTGAATATCATAAAAACAACCCCGATATGTGGGAAATCAAGAACCAGCTGGCTCATCATTATTATAAACAGAATAGTTTGGACAAGGCCAAACAGTTGTTCCTTGAACTTATTGACGAATTAGGGCCGCTGGAGGGAACTGTAACCAACCTGGCTTTTATCGATTACCGGGAGGGGCGGAAGATGGAGGCTATCCAGCGGTTATCACCAATAATTGACTCCATGCCCTGGAAGGTGAACCTGTTCAATATCCTCGCTAGCTGGGTTGCTGAACTCTAAAAAGAAGGGCACCATTGTTTTTGGGGGAAAAGGGGAATGATGCCCTTTTTTTATCATAACATAGGATTAAAGCAACACCAATTCAAACCGTTTATTTTTATCTTTGAATTGCAACAATTCTATTTTTTCGATGTATTTAGGACTATCGTCTGGGATAATCCCACTCCATATCAGATAGTCTAACGGATATTTGAGACCCATGGCAAGTAGGTTGGTTTTTTATTTATTTTGACTCTCTGTATAGCCATCTCGTCCCATATCCTCGCCTTGACCTTGCTACGCTCCGCCCAATGCATTCTAAGCCAGACATTAGCCGTCGGTATTGCATCGAAGGGGATGACGTAGGTGTTTAAGGGATTAGCATGTCATTGATCTTGAAAAAAATGATATTATCTATCACGACAAATGCAGCAATAATGATTAACCATTTCATTTAAAATCGCCGTTTCGTCGGTCTTTGTAAAATTCTATAATTCTGTCTATTTCCTTTAAAAAGTCGTCGTTGAACGCAATACCGGATTCGCCGAATCCTTTTCTCAGATGTGATATAACTTTTTCACGCATACTTAGCGCTATTATTTTATTCATTTTTTCTCCTTTTTTCTTCTTTCGCCTTCCCGATCCCAACTTCAATTGCTGTTTCTAAATTGGTTGTTAAATCAGCGGCGATGGCAATATATTGGTGCATTCTATCTCGCAACATTAGTTGTTGTTCATCGGCAGTTTGCCACCTATCATCGTCTGGCTCAACGCCGCATTCACACGCAACACGTTTTGCAACTACAGAAATAATGTTGCAAAAATCATATTTCGCATAGTTAGGATTATTATAGATTGAGCCTGCCATTATCTTAAAACTGTCTCCGCTAGAATTCCTGTATTTAAGCAAATTGTCTTTTAGCCATTGGTATACTTTTAATTTCAAACCAGGGTGCATCCACAACGCAATATCCATAAATAATATTGGATGTACCCAGGTATTGCCGTATCGTCCCATTGACGATCTTTTAATAACTCCAAATTCTTTCTCCATTTCGGTAATAAATTCTTTGGTTTTTTCATGGTTGAAATATTCAGTTAACGTAACTTCTCTTAATCCAGATTCTTTTCGATATTTATTACCAATTTTTATCAAATCTGTTGCAGATATAAATTCGCTTTTACTTTTTTGTCTCACTTCCATGCCGAACAGCTCACGCTTCATTACTACTTCAGTATTCATATATAATCACCTATATCCTGTTTTGGTTTATTATAAATAAAAAAAGAATTATTGTAAACAGGAATTTGGTTATCATTTAACCAAACCTTTCCCCCTCCCGGTCATAACGCATTAAACTTTGCAAAAAGATACTCCGCCCTTTCCAGGCTTCGGCTTCCAAAGCAAACGACGGCTCGATCTTTTTCCAATACTCGTACTTATCGAAGGTATCGATAAACTCGTCACGTTGCTCGAAGTCAGGGTCGGTCATGGCGGTTAGGATACACATTTCCATACCGATATTCTTTTTAAAAGATTTATACGTCGCAATCCGTTGGGCCAATAGTTTCATGTATTTGACCTTATAAATAGCATGATTCCTACACGCTTCTTTGTAAGCCTCCACGGCTGTCATGAGGCAACCGTGGATCTTTTCAAGCTCCGTTCTGATGGTGATAGAATCTATTTCCCCCATCCAAAACTCTTAGAGGTACCTATAGTACCAGTTGTGGATTCAACTTCTTTTTCTGAGACTTCTTTACCGATAATATGATTGATAACATGGGCCAATGCCCGTAGTTCGGCTAGTGTAAAAAAGTCACTGTTGGTCCATTTACCATCTTGACCCTTGGTGCTTTTCTGAAACTTAACAGAATAGGACTTCCCCCCTTGATAGTCCCCCTCAAATAGAGTCGCTTCAACGTTCCCTAATTTGTATCTTTTTACTGGTTTGCTTGCCATTTCTTCCTCCTTATTTTTACTACTTATGTCCCAATTCTCCATTCAGGTTCTGCCCAATCCGATGCCCAGTCCAATGGCTCTGACATTGCGGCTATTTGTCCGTACTCATTGAAATATGCCTTTACTATTCCCGGGATAGTAATAAAAAGAGCATTTTCTAATGAGAAGGTTGCGTTACAGGTAAAATTAAAAGAACCTGTCCATACAGCATATGGCTTTATTTCTGTGGTACATTCATTATGTTGTATTTTGGCGAATACTACAAATTTATTATGCATCCTTGGAAACGCGGGGGCTTTATCTCTATTATTATTCCCCACGCATCGAACCGATTCAAATGTGGGATCACTTAAACTTGACATATATTTTAGAATATTAGGAAATAAATACCTTTCTATATTTAATTTTAACTTTGAATATTTTTTTCTTAACAGTTGTTTCCATTCCAATTTGTTCCAATGTTTGCCAATATCAGGGCGCAAAAAGTCTTCTTTTTGGATGATTATTGATACGTTAGATAATTTCCCCAGGGCGTCGAGGATGTCATATTCAGTAAACCAGGCAATTGCCCCGAATACAGCGTCCGCCTCGGCAATATGTGATAATAGTTTGCTTTTAATATCTCTAAAATAAACCGATACACCTTTAGTTGACGACGTGCTGTTGTCTGAAAACTCTACACCAAAAGTCTCGTCTTTCTCTATTTTTAAATGTAATTTATTCATGTCTTCAGGCACATATTGGCGCGTTGTTACTACCATCTTTTTATCTCCTTTTTATTTTTCGTTAAATTGGTTTATATCCGAGTTATATTCTAATTTAATCGTTTTCAAAAAGTTATTTTTTGATCTATTTTTTGCAACCTCGCAATGTGTTAATTCTTTTTGCCCTGTCATGGGTCTTGATAAAAGAAAAATAACATCAGCTTCCTCCTCAAGTGAACCAGAACCCTTTAAATTATACGTTTTTGGGGATTTATCATCGGTTGTTCTGTTCAGTTGGGCGTTGCAAAAGATGGGGGTTTGGTGTTCTATACAAAGCAATTTAAGTTTCCTGGCGACATGAGTAAATCTGGAATACTCAGTGTCACCCTCATCACTGGTTATTTTATTAAATTGATCAATATAAATCGCCTTATATTTATTCGATGCCATTGTTCTGGAGAGCATATTGAGTGTTAGTTTTCTAGGCGTAGAGATAAATAAATTGTCATGGTTAAAAAATGGGCCGTAGTGAGTTAGTTTGCGTTTTATTTGAGAAGCAGACATTTCCATGCTCAAATATAATATTTTACCAACTCTCGAATTATTCATTGCAAGCTGGCATGAAAAAGTAGTCTTTCCAACAAATGCTCTGGCAGCAATAATAATTAACATATTTGGCTCTACAACAACTGAATTATCAATCGATTGGAACCCTGTTCTTAACCCAACATCCTGAATTTTATCTAAACTTATTTCAGAGACGGCTAACCCGGAAATCGCGTCAGTAAACTGATCTTCATTTTTTGTAACGATTCGTTTCATTTCCTCTATTTTTGATTCCAGAGTTAACAAAGCCTGATTATGTCCTAAGTTGTTTAAATCATGTATAAATTCACGTTCTAGTTTTTTTTGTTTGATACTCTGGTACATATACAGGGCCTGTGAAAGTTGCCAAGGAATGATGGTGTCACAAATAATATCTAATAGATGGTCCAGGTTTTCTTTACCCATGGATAACCGATACTTATTCCAAATATTTAAACCAGCTGTATCTCGCAATTCATCATAATCGATTGTCCGCATCGCGTTGATAATCATCCAGGCATCATCCGTAAAATCCTGATTTGTTAAATCATCAAACAGATGAACGTAAGACGGGTTTCTAAATAAACAGTTCATAAAATATTCTTCATCAACCGTTGTTTTAAGCATCTTCCGGCTCCACAGCGTTAAGGTTACGATAACCCATGCGCTCATCGTAAGCTTTTTCCGAATCATACTCTAGCCAAGTATCCCAATCTTTGAACCAGCGACTGGATAATTGAATAAAACCGTTGGTGTAACGTTCAGAACTTTTATAGTTTTTCAGCGCAACAACTATATCTCCGGCAGAATGCCCATTGTTGGTAATCTTGGAAAATAATTCTTGGCACCATTGTTTTTTATCTCGGCGCTCCGCCGGATATTGGGACCATAAGTCAAGAAACTCCGTTGTATAGTTTATTTGTTTTCCCTTACTTGCTGGTTTTTTCTTTTGGTTTGATTCTAAATTAGTTTTTTGATCATCCACCTCCCCCACTTGTTGGGGGAATATAGGGGGTGTATTTTCTTTTTCTTTTTGGTTTACTTTTTCTTTTATATTATCTAATATAATATTATCTAATATAATATAATCTGCTCCGTCAGAATGACTGTCGGTTTTACTATCTGGTCTGTCCTCTGGTCTGTCCTCAGACTTTTTAGATGTATAATGAGTACGAGCTGTTTTTCTATGGGTTTTTACAGAATTTATATCCGCCTGAATAAACTCTAATTCGTTTAAAGGATCAATATTATAATCATTTTTTGTTGTAAAAATTGGGGGCAATTGTTCATACTGGGCGCATAACGCCCTGATTCTCAATCGAGCAATCAATTCAGAATCCGCGCAACCCGGAAACAACAACTCATTGATATCCACCTTAAACCAATTCATGATTCCTTGCTCCACATTTTTCGATTAACAAAATTTACCTTTTTTTGATAAAATCCTTTCCCTTTACTCAACCCTAATTTTTTGGCGTAATAGTTAATACATGTTCGGGACACTCCTAATTTATCGCCTAAAGACTGAGCCGTATTTTTAAAAAACATCTCTTCAAATTCTTTCGTTGTAATCTTCATTTTAACCTCCTTTCATGATTATATCTGATCTTTTCTATTCTGTAAAAAACAAAACATAGAGCCGGGGACTGTTGTGACTTGGTTAGAGTTATCCCCGGCTGTATATTCCCATAAATAATAAATTGAAACCCAGGTCACAACAATCCCATCCTACATCATAATCCAATCGTTGTAAATAGCGTTTCACCTTTTCAGTTATTCGATATTTTCGAATATCTGTTCTTGATTTTTCGTCGTAAACGAATATTAGTAAATATCCCCCTCCCCCCTAGTTGCTTCGCCTCAAGACCGAACGTACCAAACATTGGCTATATTTTCCTTTGTAGGATCGTGTTTAAAAAATTAGAATTATCTATTGGTCTCATACTATCAATTAATATTTCTAACTCATGTCTACAATCTGGTGACTTGTTCATAAAACCTTAGAAGCGATTCTAGCACGTAACGCATCCCTTCTTATTCGTTTTTGCTCATCGGTCAGATTCGATTGTCTTTTTTTACCCCATCTGAAGATTTTTTTATCAACCAAAAAACTCCAACTGGATTCAACGCCTTTGTTATTTATAGCTACTTTATCCAGCTTCCAGCCATATCTTTTGCAACGATTAGCGACGGTGCCATCTCGTGTAAATATAGAAACGGATTGTTCGCCGCAATTAAAGTTTATCGTGGTCTCTTTTTCAAATAAATTCATAATTTTGACTCCTTTTTGATCTTTTTCGGTTCACGTTTTCCCTGCACACACTCCCAAAACTCCCGTAGGATTGGCAACGCCCAAACCCACCATTCTTTGTCCCGTCTAACCCTAATCTTAAAAAACCAATCCGTGCCAACGATCTGATTCCTGGCATTGATTTCAGGGGACCAGGCAAAGAAGTCACACCATCCCCTGCCCATCACCTCCATCTGCCCTTGCATCTGAGCAAAATACATCGGTTTAACCAAATCAATCTCAATCATAGGACACTTAATTTCAACCAATCCTTTACCGCTATAATCTTCTACAAGGCCATCAGGGGAGGCACCAAGCCATTTTTCTACAGAATGGATATGAAACCCTGTATCTTCTATCAAAATTCCGCTTTGGACTTCGTAGGATTGTTTAGCGAATGATTCTAACTTCTCCCCTCTTTTGGTAAACTCGTTACCTTCAAACGCTGGCTCAAGGCCTGTTAGTTGTCTCCATAACTTTTGCCTCGACTGATAGGGGTTGAGGCCGAGAGCGGTGCCGAAGTTGGAAGCGGTTAGACAGGTCTTGCGTGACTCAAACCACTCTTCGGTGCGTTGCTTCATCGATTTAGCTCCTCTTTAACATGCCTATAAAACTGACAAACACTATATTTACTTTTAGCATAAAGACGTGGCATAAGAGTTAAGTAAAGTCCTATAAAAATGATTAAATTAACAAATGGCATAAAGCTGCATAGATAAAGCGCACATTCCTCGTGATGGGGTTTAAACTCATCGTATTTTTTACCAATGAAAATAAGAAAATATAAATTATTTAATAAAACAATAAAATGAATAACTATCATCCAAAGTATCGTTGATACCGTCATTATTACCCCTTTTCTATTTTACTAATTTTGAAAAAAACTCAATCAAATAAATTTTGGGCGCAATCAAAACGTACAAAAAATCAACCATATTCGCATAAGCAATAACACATATCTTAACCATACTAAATCCATAACCGGCGCTAATCATAAGAAAAACAATCCATAATGCGACTGATATATCTTTATTTTCTGTTTTATATCTATTAACAAACGTGTAAAGCTTCAATAACAACAAAGACAAAACAATACCAAGAACAATAAACAGTAGAGCAGTAAACCCAAATATGACCGCTTTAAACCGAAGGAACTGGAAGGCTATATCTGGGACCTCTTTTAGCAACAACTCAACTCCTTTTGTCACACCATTAGACGCTACATCCATAACGTTTGCCATTGATTTGGTTAGTTCGTCCATATTTTTGATTCCTTCATTTTTTTATTAAATAGACTTTTTATATCTCTCACAATTTCCGGTGTATACTTGACAACCAATGCCGTCCCTAAAATAACCGTAGCGATTTGAATCACCGAATCAACCGCTGGTTTTTGTTGCGGAACAGCAAAAGTAAAACTAAAAACCAATAGTCCCATAATGATATATTTATTCATTTTTAACTCTCCTTTTTATTCTGTTCGCCGTTGGCTTTTTTCTTTAAACCGTCCAACAAGCTAGCGGCGACCTGACGTTCCTTAACGCTCAACCCTTCCCATACCTTCCGCAGGGTGTCTATACCATTTTTAGCGGCTTCTTCTAATACCAATTTCAAGCTATTAGGTATAGGTTCTAGAGGTTCTACGGGGTCAGGGTCGCTGTACTGAGCGGTGTCTTCGCCAATATACAACCCGAGTCCCAAGCCGTGCAGGGCGATTGCTTTGGTTAAGCAACGCTGGATTGCCGTGTTGATCTGGAAAGTAGTTGGGTTGTCGATGGGTTTATGGCGGTTGTCGAGGACGGGATGGACTTGGGACATGGGTAATCCATCCACGGTAACGGTGACTTCAACGAACACACCGTATTTTGTTTCAATAAAGGGTTCGCCGGAAGGACCTTTGGTGACGGTCCAGGTAGCTGTTGGGCAGACTTTACGGAGTTCACGAACAGCGTAGGCCCAGGAGAGGTAATCAAAACCGCCTTTCTTTTCAACATACTTAGAAACGTCTATCTCAAGTAGTTTTTCAAATACAGATTTATTTTTTTCCATTTTCAGTTCCTTTCATAAAAAACTCCATCAATAACCGATGAACCAATGAGCCAAGTACCATGGAGTTTTCTTTTAGTTTTGTTTTAATAAACAACCTTTCTTTTTCGGTTAACGGGCAATTAATCATCATTTTTCACACCTCCTTAAAATTAAACTAACGGCCAAGTAGTGACCAGCCGCAGACCAAAAAATCAATCGGGAGATTGACTACTATATCTCCCTTTNTTTTTACAACAAAATTATCAGAANCCGTGACAATCCCTATTTCCAGGCAATTCACATCCCATCTTTCCCCGATTTTTTTAATATCTTTTAGNTTTTCTTGATTTACAATCAAAATCATCCTTTCTTGGCTTTCGGACAACATTATCTCGTAAGGCGTCAAGTCGGCGGANGTTGTTGGGACAAGATCTAAAGACAACTCAATTCCCANGCGGGATCTNTAAGCGATCTCCGCCAAGCAAGAAGTAAGCCCGGCGGCTCCCATATCTCCCATACCAACCAACAATCCACTTCTGCTTATTTCCAAGCACGCTTCCATGACCAATTTACCTTGATAAGGGTCTCCGACTTGGACAGCTGATTTTCTATTTTCGCTTTCTTCACTTAAATCAACTGAGGCAAATGACGCCCCGGCCACACCATCTCTTCCGGTTGCGGAACCTAAGTATACAATCAAGTTCCCCGGACGCCCCGCCCAGCCATGGGCGATCGGTCCGTATAAAAGGCTGGTTTTATCAAACCAGTGCTTATTCTTTTTTTTAAAATTTTTATTCTGATCCGTTTTGAGAACCAAACCCATCTCAAATCTGCTCATCATTTTTAATTCCCTTCCAGCGTTAATAAATTCATTTCCATAATCAAAGTGTTGACCCTCCGGTCGGGGATAATCATCCCGGTTTTCAGCACCACATCATCCCGGATGGTTAAGTTTTCTGAGTACGGGAAGATGGTTTTTTGAAGGCGTTCGCAGTAAAGGCGTTCAGCGATTAGTTGGTTTGTTTTCAGTTTCATTTTTTATTTCCTTTCAACCCCACTTTGGGTGGTTGATGTTGACAACATTTTCGGGGAAATTTTTGCCTAGAGGGGCTGATGTTTTTGGGTTGAGCCAAATCAGTTTAACCCAACCGGTACTAACCAGTTCATAATCTGAATCAAAGATCATGCATCGTACCCTTTTTTAAGCAAAGATTGGCGTATAGACTCCCGTTGCTCGACCAATTCGTCATAGAGTTCCATTTCTTTGCCATCAATTTTAATGAATCCTTTTTGAAAATCATCAAAAATACTCCCGATTTCATAATCGATTTCATCCAGCTGACATAATAGTTCATGAGTTCCGGGGGCGTAATCATAATCAACCATTGGCAGCCAACGGCCGGCTACTTGTATTTCTCCGGTTATTTCATCGGTTTGGTAACCATCTCTGGAACCATAAACCATGGAATCTTGATCGTTCATTTTATTTCCTCCCTTTTTTTATTGTTTTTTAAACTCTAGTTTTGAACTGAAAAAGCAAACAGATAACTACCTACCGTTGTTTCCAGATAGTCCCCGCCATCAACGTCATATCCAGCTAATTTAATCTTTTTGTCTAAAGCCTTCTGGCTTGTGGCATGAGCGATATACCTGGCCGAGTCGTAGTCCTCTCTCCAGCCCAGGTTATTTAATCCTAAAAACATTTTTCTTTCAAAAATAACTCTTTTCATTTTCTTTCCCTCTTTTCTTTTTTTTTGGTATCAAGAACCAGTCTGTTTTTGCCAAGGGTTAAAACCCTTCTGTTGACCTTATCTTATACTTATATTATACCACAAAGTAAAAGAAAGTAAACATATATAATATGGTGTTTATGTGTTATAATCTGAAAATGAATACATCAGGAAAACATGACGCTCAATAACCCCAATGCTTTAGCCAATTTGAGGAGCTTCGACGGCTCGTTTATTGGCCCCGGACATCCTAAAGGTAAAATGAATATCACGTCATATTTAAAAAAAATGCTAAGGCTTAAAATAAATAACCCGAAGCTGCTTAAACCTTATATGGAGATGTTCCCGCAACACTTCCCGGAACAAGCAACAAAGCCTGGTAAAACAGCTTCGGCTCTCATCGCTCTTCGGCTCATCATGAAAGCCCTGGAGGGAGATACCAAGGCTATCGAAATGATTATCGATAGAACTGAAGTAAACCAGCATCTGCAAGAGCTTTCGGCTAACATGTCTGGCCGAATAGTCGTCGAGTTCATCAACGATAACCCCTTAGGCAGCGACACGAACTCTCCGCTATCCGCAGACGCCATTGACGTAGAATCTATGACGTTAGATGCAACAGAATCCATCAATGTAACGTAGTCCCTCGCGTACGCGGAATACATAAGGTATAAACCAACGTATATAACATAAAAACAACATACAATCTGTAGATTACAGAGGGGACCCTAGACCATACAGGTAGTACTTGACTAATCAGTCCCCTTTATCCCACTTTATTCTACACCAAAATAAATACATTCGTTTTTTATGGTGTATTCTGCGAAGTCCTAGAAATTGGGGGATTCCAGCTACGAGATCGAGCGACTATTTTAAATTGATTTTAAAATTTACCAAGATTTACCGCGAAGATTGAGTAGCGTAGGCAGCGGCAGGTATTAACATGCCTAATGTAACATATTTTTAAGGTAAAAAGCAAGTGTTTTTGAATAAACGTAAAAATAACATATATTGTGCTGTTTTTGATTTTTTCTTACTTGCCCTGTATAGTTTGGTTATGAGAAGTAATGTATTCGTTATTTGTGGTATATTGAGGTGAATATCCAAATGCCTAAGAAGTTAGAGAGGATATTTAGGAGTACGAAGAGGCATATTGTGGTTGAGGGGGGGAGAGGGAGTGGGAAGAGTCATGGTGTGGCTAGGTACATGTTAATCAAGGGGATGGAAAATAAGATCCGCATATTGTGTACCAGAGAAGTGCAGAAAACCATCACCGATAGCGTCCATAAATTATTGATAGATCTCATCCATGAGTATTCCCTCCCTTACAAAAGCACCCAAACAAATATTACAGGAGAAAATGGTACTGAATTTATATTTGGTGGCTTGAAAAGCTATAACTCAGCGAATATTAAAAGCCTGGAAGGCGTGGACTTGTGTTGGGTAGAACAAGCGGAACGAATCACAATGGATAGCTTAAATATCTTATTACCCACGATCCGTAAACCAGGAAGTAGAATCATCTACACCATGAACCGTATCCTAGACCTCGACCCAGTATTTGAACTGCTTATCATGAGAAAACGAGACGACGTCGATCATGTAAAAATTAATTATTACGAGAACCCATTCTGCTCCAGAGAATTAATCGCTGAAGCCGAAATATGTAAACAGACAAGCTTAAATGATTATATGCACATCTGGGAAGGCCAACCCATCAGACAAGGCGATAATTGTATCTTGTCCCTACAGGAAATAAGGGACGCCATGGAAAGAAAGGTAGAAGCCCAAGGACAATTAGACGTCGGTGTCGATGTCGCTAGATTCGGAGACGACCAAACCGTTATTAGCGTCCGAAGAGGCCACTCCCTCCTATCCATCTCCCCTTATAAAGGACTCCGAACCTACGAAACAGCAGAGAAAACAATCACCTCAATAAAAAAACACCTCTCTAAAGATGATAAATTAGAGCAGGTCAGTATCAAGGTCGATGACACAGGACTGGGTAGCGGTGTGACCGATGAACTGGTTAGACAACATATGAACGTTATTCCCATAAATAATGGGCAAGTACCCAAAAACGAAAACAAATACGATCACGCCATCACCGAAATGTGGGACGAATTCTCCTCCCTCCTCCCCTCACTCTCCCTCCCTTACCATATTGAGTTGCTTAGAGAATTATCTACCCGCCAATATAGCTTTAACTCCAAAAGACAAAAAGCGATCGAGCCCAAAGATAATTATAAGAAACGATTCGGTAAATCCTGCGACTTCGCCGATTCCGTCCTGCTCTGCTTTTATAACTATTCCGGAATCGGTGACCTCTCCAGATTTAAACCCAGTCGTAAACTGGAATATTACGGCTGATATAGTTTATTTCGCTTTAATATTTATATAAAACCATCTTGAAAAGACTTGATTCTCGTTGTTATTGTTTATACAATGCCAGTCTTACAAGCATTTTCCAGGGTGTTTACAGCCAAAAAAGCGTTAACTGAATATAGTAGTTTAAGAACCAGTAAGCTAACGGATAGCTTAATCTCTGGCTTTAATAACAGCGATTTCATGACCCGTAAAGGGTTCAGAATTATCGATGAAATGCTGGATGATGAGCAAATTAGAGGAATCCTGGAACTGAAAAAGAGCTTCGTCATTTCCCCTGGGTTCCGTATAGAAACAAGTGATACAAGTAAGTTAACCAATGGCGACGAAATTAAGGAGTTTATCGAGAAGAACTTGTCTGAATATTACAGAGGGACCTTCCAGGATTCTCTATATGAAATCATGTCCGCTATGGAGTATGGGTTCTCTTTGACCGAGAAATTATATGAAATCAGAAACGGAAAGCTATGTTTAGCAAATCTAAAAACCGTCCCCCCGCATAGTATTGACTTTGAGACAGATACACTGGGTAATGTCTCTAAAATCATCCAGAGAGGGACAGACGCTAACTATGTAGAACTCCCTATATGGAAGTTCATCCATTATATTAATACCATTAAGTTTGGTAACCCATACGGTGTCAGTGATATGCAGTCCTGTTACCGAGCCTGGATTGGTAAAAAACTAATGATTAAATATTGGCTGATTTATGGTCAACGCTTCGCCTCCCCATTCCCGGTAGGTAAGGTCCCTAGTAACGCCGGGCAGGATATGGTTGATCGATTAACGTCTATTCTGGATTCTATCCAGCAAACCGTATCCATCGTCATCCCCAAAGAAGCGGAAGTAGAATTGCATAAAGCCGCCTCCGGTAGCCGTGATTATGAGATCGCTATTAACTCCCTCAGTCAGATGATTAGTCGCGCGCTTTTACTCCCGGATCTTTTGGGTATGGGTGCAAATATTGAATCTGGGGCTTATAACCTTGGACTTAAACATTTTGAGATCTTTGAAAAACATATCCTGTTTATCCAGAATAGATTAGCGGATATGGTCAATGACCAAATCATTAAACCACTTATTATCTATAATTACGGCGAACTTGAAGAATACCCTGTCTTTAAGTTCCAGCCCTATAAAGATGAAAACTATATCGATGTTTTGAAGATATTCCTGCAATCTCAGCAACAAGGGATGCCAATTACAAACAAAGATTATGACCATTTCAGAAAATTAATTAAATTTCCTGAATTTGACGGTGACCCCTTAGAGAAAGAGGTCCAAAATAAATTAAGCCAAATAAAAGAAGATACCGAAGATCTTGTTGTGAAAGGAAATTATAAAGATATTAATCGCTTGGTGTTGTCTAATAGCTTATTCAGAGATCTACGCATGGTTCTAAAAGCCGGATTAAAGATAAATGATGAAAAGATATATCAAGAAGTAGGAATCTTAAAACAATTGTTAACTGAAAAAACAAAAAAAGCTGTCAAAGATAATAAAGATCTTAACTTTTTTTATATAGATACCCAACGGTTTATAAATAAACTAAAGGAGGACTAAATGGGAGCGACAGAGGTATTAAATAATCAAGGCGAACTTCGTTATTGGATGAACCAAGGTACGAGCACAGTGAACACGCTTACTGGCCTGATCTTTAGCTCAACAGCTGTAAACGGAGCGTTGCATCACGCCTGCCATGTCAACGTGCTCACTCTACAAACCACCACAGCTAGTATGGTATTTGGCTTACAAATAAGCTTGGATCGTTCAGCGCCGACCAACTGGATCACATTAACGAGCACCACGCTGAATAGCATAACCCAGTACAGTTTAGTGTTTAACCGCTATCCGGCATATTACATGCGAGGGAATATAACCAGCGCAAACACAAACGGAGCTTGTACGCTAGACTTCTGGACCATGGGTCAGGGAGAACATTAATGTATGTCAATCAAGTCGTTGGTAGGTATGAGAAAAAAGAGTTAGCCAGACCAAAAACCGGGAAAGGTATTGAGATAAAAAACATGATGGTTCAGATGAGTAAATCACCTAATACTTATTTTAACTTATGGTTTCAAAAAGACAGTGAAAAAGAAACAATCTTGAAACAAGAAATTGACGGGTCCCCTTTTACCTATTTTTGGTCAGAATTTAATTGCGCGGGATGGAAAGACGCCTCTTTATGGGCGGCTATTGATGGAAATGGGAGGGCCTCTATTCTGGCGAAGATAGAAGACGTCCCAAACCCAACAAGTTACTACGATTGGAGGTGGCAAGATGCCGCTTAACTATGCCGAAATAAAAGATATTGAGATCTTCAGCACAGGGGAATGGAATGAGACCAAGGTCGATCAATCCATGTTAGACAAATTGGTAGAGTCTTATCAATCCATCGGGCAAAAAATTAAGCCATTCCTAAAACTAGGCCACGATGACGAACAGACAATTCTAACCAATTCAGGGATACCTTCCGCTGGGTGGTTAACGGATTTAAGAAGAAATGGTGACAAACTAATTGGTAGCTTTAAAGACGTCCCACGAGTCCTCGCTGACCTTATTAACAATGGCGCATACAAGCGTGTCAGCGTGGAGCTTTATAAGGACTACCAAGCAAAAATAGAGGAGGGAGCGGAAAAAGTCCATGACTGGGTGCTGAAAGCGGTGGCCTTGTTAGGGGCGGAAACGCCAGCAGTAAAGAACTTGGCGGATGTTGCTGCTTTGTACAATGAAAAAGAAAACGTTTATCGGTTTGTAACCGAAATAAAGGAGGTAGAAATGAACGATAATATCGTTAAGTTTGAGGAAGAAAAAGCAAAGTTGGTACTGGAATTTAAGGAAACAATAAAGCAAATGGAAAATAAGCACGTATCAGATATTGAAAAGATTGAGAAAGACCATAGCCAAGTTATTTTGGTGATGTCTGAACAATTGGAAGTATTCAAAGAGAAAGAAAAAAAAGCTGAACAAGATCAAAAGATCGGGATGATTGACGCTGGTATCCAGTCAAATAAAATTATGCCCAATCAACGTGATATTATTGTTTCAACCTTTTCACAGCTACCCACAGATACATTAAAAACGTACTTGGAGACTTTGCCAGACTTGGGGATAACCAAACAATACGCTTCAACCAAGAAATCAGATAGGTCTGATAAAGATGAAGCCGATTTTCTGGTAAAAAAGTACATGGAAGATAATAAGCTTATCATGAATTCAAAAAACTTCGGAAACGCTCAAGCTGTGGTCGCCAAGTCCAACCCTGAGCTATTCGGATTAGGAAAGGAGTAAAAAATGGCCAAGACTTTTGATCCAATGATTATATCGGCTCGTGCTAGTGCGTCTTTAAGCGTATTGTACGAACAGGTATACATTTCAGACTCAAGCACAGTCGCACGAGTGACCACTAACACTCAAATTGCGATTGGTTATGTGACAGAAAGGTCCCGTGGTGGCGCTGGGACCCCCGTTGGTATCGCGCTGTATCGGCCCTTAGGGATTGGTATTGCCGGGGCTGCGATTGTGGGTGGTACTCAGGTTGCTATGCAGGCATCACTAGCTACGTTTGCGGTTATTGCTACTAATTCAGGTATTGCTGGGTTCGGTGGTATTGCGTTCGAAGGGGCAGCTGCGTCTCAAACATTCAGCTTTTTCCCCATCTACGACCGCATTCCGACTGTAGTATAAAAGGAGGGTAACAAAATGGGATTTGGAACAGGACAAGTTAGAACAAATTCAGCCCTCGAATCGTTCGCACAGATGTACGTTCAAGAGGCTGGCCAATTCGCCGCTGATGGTGTGGCGCAACCGCTAAAGACAACCAAAGAGTCTGGGGTGTATTATCTCTTTGATCGTGGAGCATGGAGAACAGATGATCTCTTAAGAGCACCTGGGGCTGAGGCCGCTAAGATCCACTTAGCGGAACTCTCAACGAATACGTATGCTATTCAGGAGTTCGCCGCTAAGGACTTTGTACCGATACGAGAAATTGAGAATGCGGATTCCCCGCTAACTCCTTTACAAGATACTACAGCTTTGTTGATTAACAAGCTCTTGGTCCAAAAAGAGGTATCGGCGTTTACTGTATTCGGGACTGCTACAGCCGCTGGGACTGTTAACTCACTAGCCGCAACAGTAAAATGGGATGCCACAACGACTGCCGTACCGATTAACAACGTCGGGTTGGGATCGGACACGATTCTATCCGCCACGGGTAGACGAGGGAACGTTGGTACTATGAATCAGGATACGTTTAGAGTCTTAAAAGATGCAGAGGATATTGTAGATAGGGTTAAACATACCCAAATGGGTGTGCTGTCTCTGGATATCATCACGTCTGCTTTAGATTTGGACAAGATCAACTTGACCCAAGCTACCAGATTAACTTCTGCTGAGGGTGTCGGAGCTGAAACAACGGCGTTTGTATTCGGGGATAACTTCCTTATCCAACACCAGCCAGCCAGGGCAAGTGTTAAGAATGTGGCCAATGGGTATCAGTTCTCCAACAAACCTGGTGAAATCCGGGTTAAGGATTACTTTGATGAAGCTCGTAACGCTCAAGTTGTGGAAGCGTCGATGTTTTACGACTTTAGAGTTGTGGCTTCAATTGCAGGATACTTGATTATCGATACGGTGGCCTAAGAGAATGTGGATGGGGTGGTGTAACAGCCATCCCAGCCAAACCAAAGGAGTAGGAATGAAAAAGTATATCTATATGCACCAAGACGTGATCCCTTTCGCTGGCCATTCAGCTTTACGTAAAGGCCATTGTTATTTAGTCGATGAGATAAAAGGCGGGGCTGTCACTGCTGAAAAGATCGTGAAGTCTACCTTTGAGTCTGTAAAGGAATCCCAGTCCCCTGGCGGACCCATTGAAAGAAAGATGGTTAAAAACCAGGTAGCGGAATACCGTGACAAAGGGACGCCATCATCAGTACAGCAAGAGTCCAGGAGAGAGCGTTTAAAGAATAAGAATGACTTAGAGGCATATGAACGGGTAAAGTCACAGTTGCAAGACGAGCGGCAACGTCACGTTGGAGCCAGATAATTGGCCTACGTTACAGCAACTCTTGTCTATGCTGACCGACTCTCCAGACTTACGACTACGGTCGCCTCAGCTAGTATTGTGTCCTCTTACATCGCCAAAGCCGAGTCCATCATCGATGGATACGCCGCTAGGAGATACACCCTTCCTTTCACAGATACTCCTCCCCTTGTCACTGAATTAGCCAAAGATTTAACTATCTGTTATACCCTCATGGACGGGTATACCCAGGATAATAACAATAGAAATGCATGGGTGGGAGATAAGTTAAAAGACATCTACGAGACATTGGAAAGAGTCGGTAATGGCTCCATCCAGCTGGTACATTCCAATACCATGCTTACTTTAAACGTCGCAACTAATATGAAAAGTAGTATGTTAGGGGTCCCACTAATCGCTAATATGGATGATGAACGAGACTGGTCATTATCAGAGACATTAACTAGTATATTAGATGAGTTTAGAGAAAGATGAAGAGCTTACAAATATTTGATAAAGAAGTAGTAAATAAATTAGATAGCCTAGCTGGGTTATTAGCGGGGACAAAAAAATTAATGGGTAATATAGGAAAGAAAGCCGTTGCTGAAATGAGAAAAAATTTTGAATTCGAAAGCGGCCCTAATGCCGAGAAATGGAAACCTTTGTCATCTTATACCCTTATGGCAAGGCGCACGAAACCTGGTGGCTACAAGTATGGGGATGATATTCTTAGGGATACTGGGAAATTATATAATTTAAAACATGTTGTGACCGGGAACACAACCGTCGAAGTTGGCACTAATATGCCTTATGGCAAACGGCACGACGTTGGAGGATATAAAATTCCAAAAAGAGAATGGTTATATTTGAACCCAGCGTCGGAAGATAAGTTAATACAGGAGATGCATAACCACTTTTATGGTTAAACAAATAAGGTATTCAGACGTAAGAGATATACTTGTTAATCGGCTGTTGACAGCTAATACAACTACAGCGACCTTTGATCTATCGACTAATCTGACAACCAGAGTCAAGATTATTACTACAAGGAGCTTAGAGTTAGTCCCACCCTTACACACTGAATACCCATTTATCGGGGTTTACCCCATCTCAAAAACAGAGCGGTTTGATACCATCAGTAACAACCAATCCGACCGAATGGTTGACCCGTTAACCTTCTATATCGATTGTGTGTATGATAGTGGTATAAATTCGATAACCACTCAGAATTTACTAGACATGGTCCGGAATGTAGAGGTTAATTTGCGTATTGATTTGGATTTAAACAGCTATAACACCAGTGGGTTCAAGATCATGTGGCTTAACCCTATCTCAACAGATTTTAACTACTCTTTTGGTGAAGACAGCCCCTACAACCAGAGCGCTAGAATTCAGGTTGATATGGCTGGATGGTTGACGGAGACATAATGCCAGCGACAACCTTTGAAGAGACTCAAGCCCAATCCGAACGAGCGTACAAACGTTGGGGGGAGCTATGGCATAATAATGCTAGAGAAAACACCAAAACGATGACGGCTCAGAAATCATTAGAACGACGCGGGGTTGGTAGACAGTTGATACTTTTTGCTTTTGGCCCATCGTTTCAGGAAAATGTAGAAAAGATCAAAAAATCAACACTCCATCATTGTTGCGACATTATGGCTGTAGACAAGGCGTCATTGGCTTTGATAGACAACGGTATTATCCCTAAATATATTATGGTCGCAGACGCCCAGGTGGATTTTGAGAAGTACGGCAGAATACCAACCGAGCTAGTTAAGTCCATCGAATTAATCACGGTAGTCACCGCTAATCATCACTGGTCAGATTATTGGAAAAGTAACGGCGGTAACGTGCATTATATCTTGAATAAAGACGGGATACGCACCCAGAAGGTCTATGGTAAGTACTTAGAAGATAAACCTTATTACTTTATCCCAGCGGCATCGAATGTCTCAAATTCAGCCTATGTAGTGGCTTCTCTGGTCATGGCTTACCCGTTAATATACTTAGCGGCTTTTGATTTTAGTTACAATCCGGATGGGTTGTTTTATGGGCAAGAGACAGAGCCACCAAAAGATACCAATTATGGGATCCTAAAAAAGGAATTCAATTGCCATATCCATCAATTGGATGTTACTGGTGAATTACGTCAGGTGTCAGCGAACATGGACTTCTCCTGTCGCTGGTTAATGGATTTTATCAATAATTTGAGCAGTAAAATTGGGATAACAACCATTAATATTACTGAGCACGGTATGTTGACGTTACCGTTTATGGGGAGAGTGGCATGAAGTTGGAATATATTTCTGACCAACCCATCCATATCCCTAAGCTAAAAAGCAAGGGTGGTACGGGGATGACCTTGCCACTTATGGATTATACGACGGGTAAAAAATCCAGAAAACAGATTATTGAAGTCAGTGAAAACGAGGCCGGTGATTTGATGCGTAGCTGGCCGGATTGCTTTTTTGTGCATAAGGATAAAAAGGAGGAAAAATAAATGGCAAGGAAAATAGGGTTTAATGGTTATTTAGGGTTCGGTAGAGAGACTACTTTTGGTACAGCGGTCCAACCCGCTGACTTCCTGGAGTATACATCAGAATCGTTGCAGTTAAACGAAGAAGAATTATTGATTGATTCGATTAACGGTAATCGTCAATTCACCAAACGTGTTCGTGGTTCAAAAAGCGTTGATGGCTCGATCAATTATCACATGTCCCCTGGGGTCGTGTTGAAATGGTTGGAGAACAGTGCCGGACAAGCAGGCACAGTCTCGACGCTTGCCGCTGGTGAGTATCAATGGACATTCATTTTTCGAGACCCCAATACCAACCCTTCACTTACCTTTGCAGTTTGTACTGATGAATCCGACACGTTATCAAGTTATCAGTTCACGGGTTGTAAGATCGCTTCCCAGAACTTCTCTGTTTCCCCTGGTGGATTACTAGAAGGTTCTGCGGCTATCATGGGTCGAGACATGGCCTCGGCCAATACAGTAGCGGCCGCCAGTTACCAAGCCCAAGCCCCGTATGTATTTAAGCAAGGTGTGCTGAAAGTCGGTAATAGCTCAACTGTAGCTACGTCCACGTCTATTGAAAGCTGGTCAATGAATATCGATAACGGTTTAGTATCGAGTATGGAATTGGGATCGAATACGGTCGCCGCTATTGAGCGTGGACGACAGAATATTACCATGGAAATTGCTGGACCATGGAATGACAACGATTTAGTAAACCGATTTGTCAATAACACCCGTAGTTATTTTGAAGTAACCTTTGATTCTGGGGTGACGATTAGCACCACGAATACGCATAAGCTGGTGTTCAAGGCTTTTAACTGTTATTTTAACGGCCAGAAACCGAATACGGGTGGACCTTCTGAGTTAATTAATGGTACCTTCCCGATTCGTTGTATCGATGACGTAGCCTCAACCGGGGCTTTGATGGCGATTGTGACCACGAGTCAGGCGACTGTTTGATTATTACCTTGATCGTTGTTTTGGTTTTTCTGGTTATCGGAATGATAGCTATTTATTATGGGTCCGATTTGATCATGATGCAAAGGCGACGGTTCGTCAAAAAGACGGACCAATCAATTAAACGACATTATGATCATGTGGACCCAAATAGACCTGAATCAATTATAGATGAAACGCCCCTGGCTGTTGTTATTGGTGAGGAAAGGTTTCAGAAATTGTTTTTAATCAGGCCACTGAAATATAAACAACTCTTTAAGATTGTTAGCTTGTTTAGTAAATCTTGGGAAAAAATAAAAGTGATTGATTTCAAAGATATGGAAAAATCTGTTGAAAAGATCGTTTCTTTGGCGGATACAGAAATCATTGAAGCTATAGCGATGATTTTGTATATGAATGAAAACAAGGACTCCAATATTGATACAAAAGATATAGAAAAAATAAAAATAATGACAGCCTATATTAAAAACAATATCAGCATGAATCAATTTAAGCGAGTTTTAGATGTGTTGTTGATACAAAATGATGTTAAAGGCATATCCGAAACAATCACAGGGCATGTGAAAAAAAAAATCTAAATAGAGAAGATGACAAAACCATCTATTTTCTTATTTTTGATGTTTTCTATCGAGAATATGGATGGACTCAACCAACGGTACTGGATATGACTCTTTCTCAGATTAATATTATGATTCAGGTTATTTTTGATCGCTATAAAAAACAATCCCAATCTCAATCAAGACACAGGATCATCCAAAAATGAAATCCTTAAAGTACGCTATTGAAATCGCCTTAATCAACCAAGCCTCGGCTGGATTAAACGCACTCCTCAAACAATTTACTGACTTATCAAAGTTAGGGAGAGTGGCTGTTGTGGGAGCAATTGGGCTGGTCGCATTGGCTATTAGTAAACTTACTATAGAATCTGTAAAGGCCGCCGCTAAACTTGAACAATATGCGTTGTCATTCGAGATTATGACTGGGTCTGCCAGTAAAGCCAGACGATTACTGGATGACTTGTTTGATTTTGCCGCTAAAACACCTTTTGAAATTGATGGGATTACTGAATCAGCAAAAATGTTATTGGCTATGGGTATTGAATCTGAGAATGTCATTGGGACATTAAAAATCTTAGGTGACGTTGCCTCAGGGCTTGGTGTACCAATGGAACGGCTAGCTCATAACTACGGGCAGGTGAAAGCACAAGCCAAATTAACGGGTCGGGAATTGATGGATTTTGCGATTGCCGGGGTCCCTCTATTGCAAGAACTGGCTCAAAATATGAATAAAACAACGGGGGAGATAAGAGACATGTTACGTAAAGGGGATATTACATTCAAAGACGTTGAACATGCCTTTGTAACCATGACATCCGAGGGCGGTAAATTCTACGACATGATGTTCCGCCAATCCAAGACACTATTTGGTATTTTTTCAAATATTAAAGACAATCTGGTGCAAATCGGCCAGTTATTAGGTACACCATTACTGGGACCACTTAAAGCATTTTTTAATGGGTTTCTTAATGGGTTGGTTGCAATCAAAGACGGGCTAAGGGATATGAGGTATGAAATAGAAAATAAACAATTTTCAGCCCTCAAAACATTTGGTAATTTGATGTATTCGCTTGTTTTAAAGACTCAAGAAGCCAATGATAAAGCCAGCCAATTTGGCAAACAAACAAAAATAACCAGCAGGGAATACCGGGAATCAATCGCAGGCCAAACACAATCGGTTCAGGATTGGATAATTAGCCTACAAAGCGAAACATCCCAATTAGATAAAACAAGGATAATAACAGAAAAATCCAAAAAAGAGAGAAAAAAGTACATTGAGAGCCTGAAGGGATCACTTGAAGATCTTGGGAAAGGGCGGGCTGTCAGAGAAATGGCTGAAGACATGGAATATTTAGAAAATAATATTAAAGACGTTAACGACCGTATGGGCGAGTTCTTCAGAATAGAAGAAGAAGTTACAGACGACGCTTTAGAGAATTTTAAAGCCCTCCACAAAGAAACACTTCAATTCGGGGAAGATTATATTAAGTTAGTAGCTAAAAATATGACTGATGGAACGTTCGATATGGCGAATGCTGTCCGTTCTCTGGAAGCTGAAATACGGGCTAAACTCGTAGAGGGTGTGTTACTGGCTTTGCTGGATCAAATCGTGATGATTGTCGCTGGATTTAAGGAGATTGGTAATATATCCATAACGCCGCCACAAGTAAACAAAGACATTATTGGCTCTATTGGAGGCGCTGCCGGTGAGGCTATCGGAGGGGTAGCCGGTAATGCCGCTGGTGGTGCGGCTGGAGCTATTGGAGGAGCCACCGGGGTTGCCGCTCCCTTACTCCCCTGGGCAGCCATTGCGTTTTTCGTCGGTGGCGTAATTGATACTCTTTTTGGTGGCAATAAAGGCCGTGTAATGGCACCTGAAGAGATCTATAGTTATCGAGAATCTGTGGGTTTTGAGACAGGGAAAGGGATCTCATTACCGGGAAGACCAGCATCAGAAGAAGATCAACCAAGAGCCGAAACAGGTAGAGGGATTCCTAGGTCGTCGGGGCGCTCTATTCCTGATGAAGGAATGGTGAACGATCGAGGCAGACCTATAAATGTCACACTGGAAATCGACAAATGGAAGCTCGCTGAGATCATGGTAAATACTACCGCCGCCGGTCAGGCTAGAGGGAGGTTCTAATGGTACTTACCAATTCCATGGCCTTTTTTGATATTAATTACAATAAGTACGCTTCAGTTACGGGTACGAATCTGAATACTAGCACAGCGGTTTATGCCTATGACAATCGCTCCGATCTTGGCAACGTGACTTGGACGTCACAAGCTGGGACCTATATCGCTGACTATGGGTCCGGGACGTTTTTTTACGCTGATTCGTTTTTTATCAACAACCACAATTTTGCATCTGGAAATCTGCAAGTCTATACCGGTACATCCTATTTAACCATTGCCTCCTTTGCCAATTTAACCACCAATGCTTACCATTATCAGCACAACGCAACGATCACGGCTTATCGTGTCCAGTTTGTGGTTAACTCTACACAAGCTGGAGAAGCGGCTAGGGCCGGCGAATTAATCACAACAGAAAAACGGTTCAGTTTAGTGGATAACCCCAGTCGTTACGTCCCTCTTATCCGACCCATTGGTCAAGGTAATGTGTTGTTTGATGGGCGGATGATCTGGAATGATCGGTCCAACATCTTTGAAGCCGATATTAGTTGGGAGTATCTACAGGGCGACAGCAATACGCTAACGAACACTGACTTACAAAACATGACTGAGTTAGCTAGAAGACGTACATCGTTTCTATTTTGGCCTAATGCAAACAACGACTTGGTGAATATGGCGACTTGGCGCAAAGAGGACGTTTACAAGGTGAAGATTTTAGATGATGCCACGTATGAATTCGCTTCCCCCGGGCTTCAGCATGTGATTAGAGCAAGCTATAAGTTCATGGAGGTACAGTAGTGCCAAGTCTTCCCGCTTGGAGTAACCAAAGTAACGTAAACACTCTGACGGGGGCAGTGTCAGAGGAGAATGCTAAGCGCAAAGTAAGAATTAAATTAAAACGCCGCACCAGAGATCAAAGCTCGTTAAAT